TCCGTATTGAATGGTTTCGGCATCAACAACTTTGATTCCATAATCCTCCAAATATTTTTTCATGGCCAAGGCCGTTGTAACTCCGTCAAGTCAAAGGTCCTGATGAAAGTAGATTTTCGCTTTTTTATATCTGTCAGCTAATTTATTTATGTTTTGTATACCACTTTCTAGTAGTAAACTTTTTTTCTTATAAATTTTCATTTTAATCGTTATATTAATTTCATTAATAGTTCAATAGGATCTACTCTTGAACTATGTGGTGGTGAGGGTGGTGATGTGACTTGTGGTGGTGTTATTGGTTCTGTATCACTACTTTGAGCCAATATATTTTTTGACTCTGGAGTTGATGCGTATTGGGCTACTTTGGTATCTAAATCAGGTACAATTTTTCTTAATTCATCTTCAGTTCCTTTAAAGTCAGTTAATCCGTACCAATCTAACCAACCCATATACCATTTAGTATTCCCCATCAATTTTCTAACTGCTGGTCTACCTAAAGACTCAAATGTCTTTAATTCCTTTCCTGCTAATCCAAAAATTTCTAACCAAGATTTTGCAGTATTAACGAACCCTCCACCTAAAAATGGAATATATTTAGCGGTTTGTTCTAACATTTTTATTACTTTTTCACCCCAAAATGGTGCTTTCTCAAGAATTTTTACAACAGGACCACCAACATTTTTTGCAGTTTCAGCTATTTTTGCGGCGTCTTTTGCTAATATTGCGGCTTTTAAAAGATTAACCCCTTTACCACCAACCTTTATTAAATTAAATGTCGGTTTTAATACACCCCCAAGAATGTCGCCAATTAATGGTACTGCACTAATCCAAGACAAAATAGCAAATAGGATGTCGCCTTGTCTCCAATAACTATATCCATTATATAAGTCAATTGGTGTTCCAACAACAGGAAGCATACCTAAAACATCCATAACTGTATTATACCAACGAGCTTCATTAATATTTATTTTTTTATTTGGGTACAATACATTATATATTTCCAAAACAATTTTTTTCTCGTTTTTAGATAATTTATTCCATTTTTGTTTTGTTATTATTTTTTCTTTTTCTTCATGGTACAATTGATTGACTTTTTGTTTGAATTGCACATCAGTTAAAATTTCCATAAATATGTTTTCTATAAATACTCAACAAACTAAAAAAGGAACTCAATGAGTCCCTTCCATATTCTTAAATATATGTGCTATCACATCCACCGTCCATCCATTCCCCAACATTTTATACCTCTGAGTATTTGATAACCCACTCGTATAATTTAGTGGTAATGTTTGCATTAACTCACAATCTTGTGGTGAGTATTTATAAATCTGTCCCAATTCATTTTTACAAAATGAATTAACTTGTCCCTTATACATTGTCGCGGTTAAACAAGATGCTTTCTCTTTGTAGTGTTGGACAACATCCTTTCTAATCTTTGGTCCCCCATAAAATAATAAGTCCAAGTAGTTCGGATATTTGTCTTTAAATTCTGGACTGATAACATCACATATTCTTAAACCCAAATCTTTTGGTTGTGTTATGTTTGGAATATTTGTCCAATATAATCTTGGTCTATTCTGACAAGAGACCAATTTACTATTTATCTGAATTGGTTTAACACCCATTTGTTCAGATATAATATCTTGCCACTCCTGTTTCATTACAACATTTTCAAGTAGAAAATATTTTGGATTACATTCATTTTTTATTCTAACAAACTCAAAGAATAATTTACTCCTTGGGTCATCAAAGTTCAATCCCTTTCCAACATTTGAAAATCCTTGGCAAGGTGACCCACCAATTATAAGGTGGATTGGTGGTAAGTCAGAACCTTTAATTTGTGTAACATCCCCAAGTTGAATTGTGTTGGGGAAATTCTTTTGTGTTATTTTGATTGCATAGGGATCAACTTCACTTGAGAAATAATTTTCATATTTTATTCCTATTTTATTAAGTGCGACTTGTCCACAGCTAACCCCATCGAAAAGACTTAGTACATTCATTATTTAATATTTTTATAAAATTAGTTGATTTTATTTGAAATGTCAATTTGTCTGATAACACAATCCAAGATATATTTCCCAACATTGGGATCAACACAATTTCTTATTATTTGGTCTTTTCTATGTTTTAGTTTAAACACCCTTAAATCAAAATATCCTTTGTCAGACATACCTCTTTCGTTATGGGTTAAACCATCTTTAATTTCAATTTTGGGAATATCAATGTTTGTCCAAAACAAATGTCTTCCCAATTTTATAGTTGGCTGAACAAGTGTCTCATAGTATGGTTTAACATTTTCAACAACGAATTTTATATTGGTGTTTTTTGTATAATTTTGTAAGAAAATAATCTCAGCCCATAATTTCATATCTGGCATAACTGAATCGTAACTTCCACTTTTACTTGCCATCATTCTAACTTTGCTATGACTTTGACAAGGTGGACTAGACCAAATAAAATCAAAGTTTCTCCAATTCTTGGCAAGGTATTCGTGAGCATCACCAACAATTACATTATCATTCGGAAAAAAATGTTTATATACATTTGCAATTTCTTCATTATACTCAATGGCTGTTACTTCAACATTTTCCCAATATTTTCTATTTCCCCCAATTCCAGCATATAGATTTAATACATTCATTGTTCAATATTTTTTAATATGTGTGCAATAACGTCCACCGTCCATCCATTTCCCAACATTTTTCTCGCTTGAGTTGATGTGACAACATTAGTATAGTTATCAGGAATTGTTTGTAGTCGTTCCATTTCAATTAAATGTAGTTTTCTATATCTCCAAGTATTATCAACAATATAATCCAATGGTGACTCTACTGTAACCAAACAATTACCTTTACCATTTTTCTGCTGTGCATACATCTTATGTTCTTTACTCCTAGGTGTTGAGTCCTTACCAGTTTCCTGTCTTATCTTTCTCCTCATATCTTTACCCTCTTGAGTTCTTGTTTCATAAAATGAAATTGGTGTGTTATCTGACAAATTAACAACAATTTTTTTACTATTAATTGCCTTGAAAGTTATTGCTAATTCATTCTGTTCAAAATCTATACTAGACCTTAAATTTGAAATTTTTTCATCAATTGATAACCCCATCGGTTGTTCTTCAACTATATCTTTCAACATAATTTTCTTATCAATAGGTTGGGTTACATTGGGAATGTTTGTCCAATACAATCTTCTTCTGTTTTGTGCTGAAACAAGTGCTGAATTGATTTCAATAGGTTTGACTCCCAAGACATCAGAAATCATATTTTCCCACTTCTTTAACATCTTAACGTTTTCTAGTAGAAAATATTTTGGTTTAACTTCTTTCAGTATTCTAACATATTCCCAAAATAGATAAGATTGTCCTTGGAACTCAAATCCATCATTTTTCAATCTTAGATATTCATCCAAAGTAGTAATCTCATAATTGTCTTTTGTTGCCATACCTTTCATATTACCAGCAAAAGACAAGTTTTGACAAGGTGAACCACCAAATAAAATGTCTATTGCAGGTAGATTACTACTAGTTATTTCTTTTATGTCCCCCAATTGAATTGTATTGGGGTAATTGTGTTGTGTTACTTTAATAGCATACTTATCCACTTCTGAGGCAAAGTAATTATCATACTTTATCCCAGCACGATTCAATGCAACTTGGCCACAACTAATTCCATCAAACAGACTTAATACATTCATTTATTTTCCAATTGATTAATATGATGTTGAAGATACCACAAGGCTTTTTTAAGGTCTTCAATTTCTTTTGATTTATCTTTCTTTCCAGCTCTACTAATATACTTTACGGTGTTACCCAAAGCAAATCCTAATTCCCAAGCATCAATAACTTTGATGGCTTCATATACATTTGATTCTCCCCCATAATGACTGGGGTGATTGATATTTTCTTTCTTCTCCCAAGTTTTAGTTACGGTCTCCATTTGATTTCTTCATTTTTAGTTTTATTCATATTTTTTCCTGTTTTTTCATAATCTTGGAGAAGTTGTTCAACTATATTATCCAAAGGATTATTTCCGTTTTCTTTTTGGGATTGATAAACGGATAAGGATACATCTTTTGTTTCCTTCCAACCTTTTGTGTTGGTCAATGTGATTCTGATTTTTAATGATTCCATATGTTTTTTAAAAATGATAAAATATTTCAGTTAAATTGTCTATCTAATTGTTAAGTTTTTTGATTGGAATATATAAGACAATACCTTTCTCTTTATTAATGGAAATAACGTTTCTTCGAATGGAACGTCTTTGGAACAAAAGATATTGAACACTGGTAACTCATTCTCTTTTGATATGATAATTTTTAATATGTTGGGATCAGTAACTTCAGTAAATGTTGTCTTGTTTGAATTCTTATACTTTCTAATATTATACTCCCAAATCTTGGTAAAATTATTAGATTTGGTATTACAATAACCCTTCTTTGAAGTTAAGTTATCTTCGTTTAAAATGGAGGTTACTTCAATGGAATCGTAAACTACTGTCCATATTGATTTAATGATATTGAAATAATCCTGAAGTTTTGTATCACTATATTTCAATATTTCTTTTAATTCGGTTCTTTTTGGTTCTGTAAGATTGGGGATTTCTTTTGTCTTTAAATCGGTAAAACTTAATTCTTCATCAATTGATTTAAGTTTTTTATCAACATATATAATTTTTCCGTGTTTGGATATGTTTTTGATATTTGCTAAATGGAGGGTTATTTCCGTAAACATTGGATAAACTTTCATTTCTTCCAATTGGGTATTTAATTTTTGGAAATAACCCAACAAAACATATTGTTTTTGTTCTGCATCAATTACACCATGGAACAACCAATCTGTATCCATCAAAAACTTTAATTTCTTCATAATACCAAATATAATTAAAGTTTTGATTAAAATAAATTAATTAATTCTCATTACAACAAATCTATGTCTTTGACCATCCGAGGTTGTAACCATTTGTTCATCATAACTCGACAAAATTCTAATTCCATCAATATCTACCATCTCTTTAGCTATTTCATCAATATCCACATAATATTTCAAATCAGCACCCATATTTGTTAGATAATCAATTGGGCTTTCACTATCAACCAATGAATCAACTTTATCTTCAATCATTTCATCTGTTGGTTCGGTGTCAGGTTCAATACCATCAAGTTCCTCTTGAGCATTATCAATCAGTTCTTGAATTTCATCATATTTTTCAGAATATTCATCTGGGTCTTCAATTTCATCTTCCAAATTACTTTGTTGTTCTTCCAATTGACTAATATAATTTTCCAATTGTTCTTTTCTTTCTTCTTGTTCTTCTGTTAACTCAAAGTCATCAGAGTCAAACCAAGATTCTGGACTATCACGGATACTATCTTCATAATGTTCTCTCATTTCATCTCTTACTTGGTCTTCATCAATGTATTGTGCTAAATCAACACCTTCAAGTCCAAGTTCTATCGTATATTGTAAAGCAGATTTTTCAGCGTCAGCCATAGTTCCAACAGCATATTCTTTCCCTCTATGTCCAACAACTTCAAACATACTCATCTCATAGTGTCTATATTTCATTGGTATGATAGAATATACATCGGCAACATCGTTAGTCAAATCATCAATTTCTTCTTGTAGATTATCAATTTCATTATATAATTCTTCCCTTTCTTCGGAGTCTGGGTCTAATTCAGCACCTTGTTGTACTAATTCTTCAATTCTTTCCTTTAAAGATTCAATTTCTTCTTTCGTATCTTCATCCATTTCATCTAGTTCTCCTTCACTAACCAAATATTGGTATAAGGCATTGACTATTAGTCCTTCGTCATCTATATCAGGATTATCCAAATCCCATTCACCACTTTCTTTTCTTTCTAGGGCTAATTCCTTTTTTTCTTGTTCCTCTCGTGCAATCCTTCGTTTTTCTATGGGTGTACCCCAATCAGTAACATAACCTTTTACAATGGTTTTACCAATGTCAGATATCTTGGTATGTGATACATCTAAATTACCATAAATGTAAGCAACATTACCCAACTCAGTCATTTCTGGCATATCACTCAATTTTAAATTACCTGTTATGTAAAGTGGTTTTCCTTTGAATTTTTTAATATAAGTTGCATCGGCTTGATAATACGCCATCTTCATTAATGTTCTATATTCATCTGGTGCCATTATATAATACTCATAATCCTCATTTTGTTCTTTCAACAATTTGATTAACCTTTTGAATTGTTCTTCGTTTAATATTATTTTTCTCATAATAGTTTTCTTAATGTTCTTCTTATTTGTTCTGACATCTCTCTACCAGGATTTATATTATCTGATTTATCATCCTTAGTTGGTTGTCCACCACCAGTTCCAATTGGTTCATATGTTACATTAGGTTCTTTATATTTGAATGGACCATCATTGAATTTGAATGGGGGGTCATCATCGTCACAATCATAATATCCTTTTTTGCAACAATCCAACCATGTTCCCGCCATACTAAACATTTCTTGTGCTTGTTTATGATGAGGGTCTTTTCTCATTCTACCTTCATCGTGTTTAGGTTTTAATAATTTACTATATTTCTTTTTAATAAAATTAAGTCTCATTTTTCTTATTTCTTCTACTGATACCCCAATTTATTTTGATAGTAATTCAGCAAACTCATAAAACTTGGGATCAGGTAAATGGTCATATTTTTTAATGAAATCATTTATCTTTTCTTCATTACTATTTGATGAAAAATTTCTTTGAGCAGGTAAATCTACCCCACTTTTATATTTCTTTTTCAATTCATCTACCTTATAGTGTGCGGTATTGTATATCCTGTGTAACATATTCAAATGTTTTTTATCACAAACATTATCACTTGGTGCTAACTCATTCAAATGTTCATCTAGTTCCATCATAAAAGAATATGCTTCGTCAAAAGATGTGTAAGTATTATTTTCACCAATCGTAGGTTCGTTTAGTTTGGATTCATTTAACACCCTTTTAACCAACTTGGTTAAATCTCGTTCTGTACGTCTGATTATTTTTCTCATTAAAAAAGTATTTTTGTTTAATTTACATATAATAAATATATCAGTAATTAGATATTTATGGTTATGAATATTGGGATATATAAAATACAAAATAAAATAAACAATAAAGTTTATATTGGTAGTTCTATTGTTTTGAATAAAAGAAAGTATAAACATTTTTGGATGCTGAACAAAGGTGTTCACCCAAACATTTATTTACAGAAATCTTATAATAAAAATGGTACTGAGGTTTTTGAATTTGAAATATTGGAATTATGTGAAGAAAATGATTTAATTTCAAGAGAAAATTATTATATTAATTATTATAAGTCTAATGAGATGGAGTTTGGTTACAATTTAGCATTGGTTGGGGATTCAAGAAGAAATATTGTAAGCGATGAAGTTAAAATGAAATTATCAAAACATAATCAAATTAAAAATGGTAATTTTTCAAAATATAGTTTAATCAATTTGAAAAATAATATATTTAACATTTTTGATAACTTAAAGGATGGTGCTAGATATTTATTAGATAATGGGTTCGCTAATGGTAATGAAAAAAATGTTAGACAAACATTATCAGTTTGTTTGAGGGGTAAACCAATAGACAATGGTAATAAAAAATGTAATACAATCAGACAAACTTGTTATAGTCATAGATTTGAAATCATAAACAACTAAAAAACAAAACAATTATGGCCGGATGTGGATGTAAAAACAAACCAGTTCAACCTACCCATTCAACTCCAGCGAATCAATCTCAGCCAAACACTCAGAATTCGCAAAGTAACACAATTCAGGAGTCAATCAAGAAAGTCGTTGAGAAATATTATAAGAAAAAATAATATTTTTTGATGGGGAGGTAAAATGAAGGGGACATTATTTGTCCCTTTTTTTATTTATATTGTCATAATTTTTTTGTATACATTAATTAAAAAATTATGAAATACATAAACACATTTTCAAAGGAGGGGTTTGTTAATCTATTTGCGGATTATATAATAAAAAATATTGACCCCATCCACAAATCACGTTTTCAAGTTATTGATTTTAAATCATTTTTGGTTGTATATGGTTCAACATCCTCTGATACTGTTTTGGACTTAAATAAACTTAGAGACACCTTTGTTGAACAACATAAATCTTTAATTGATTTTCTAAATCTAAAACATATTAACATCATTGACTTAATTGATTATAGAGAACCACTAAATTCAAATGAATTTCATTTCACATATTACAATAGTGATAGACCAATATTCAATCAAAAGGTAATTGATGAAGTTAATAGAGAAACAGAATATAACAAAGAGTTTTTGAATAACATAAATTATACAGACAAGTTGGAGTTAGAATTCTATTCCCCATTTATGTCTCACAACTTAACTATTGTCAATTCTACGAACTTTATGTCCGTGTCCTCATCTTTCCCTTATGGTTATAGTCTAAATCTTGGTAGGAGAGAGTTTTATTATGGGGAGTATGTCTGTAATCATCTGTTTGATATTTTGGTCACAGATAAGATTCTATTCAAATATACCTCTGATATAATTGATGATGATTTGAATGTAGATATTGTTTGTGATTCAATATATGATTTTAAAGATATCAAATCATTGGTGCTAGATGTATTTGATTTTAACTTTAATAAGTTCGTCAATGACTATCTAAATGACTTTGATATTGAAACCGATATTACTAATCAGTTGGGCGATAAACCTTGGTTGGTTAAAGATAGAATGAAAGATTTGATTATATTTTAAATTAAAAATCCCCACCTTAGAGATGGGGATTTTTTGTTTTAGTTAATTGTGTATAACTCAAAATATACATACAATTCACCCTGAAAGTTATCAGCTCCTTCGGTTGCGGGATTTGCGTTATATAACTTAAATTCCAATCCTATAGGACCTCCAGTTGAAATCAAATAAGGTATTGCGTTATCATCACCTGTCTGACTATAATACACCGAGAACTGTACATACACATTATCTATATTACCTACAGTTAAATCCAATGCTGGATTATTGATGTAAAATGTTACATTACTAGTAAACGCGGATGTTGGTGCTGTTGCCGCTGTAATATTAGTAATGTCAATAATCCCAAATGTTGTATCTACTGTAACGGTATTAGTTACATCCAAATCCAATTCATAATGTTTAGTGTCTTTTCCAGTTACATTGATTCCGTTTACTGATAACGAAGTTGTGTCAACTGTGTCTGTGATTAATCTGTCTACTTTTAATGGCATAATTTGTTTTTTTTTAGTTTATGTTTATTTCAATATAAATATTTACAATATCAATAAAGTCATTATAATGTGAAATCAAAAATCCCCACCGATTATGATGGGGATTGTTTTACATTAAGAACTTTTTAATTATTTCAAGACCTTCCTCCAATTCATTGAAATCAACCTCTGGAGCAAATAACATTGGTATTGGTTCATCTGATTCACTTTCATCAACCAACATAAATGATGGAACGTAATCCTTACCAGTTAATTCAACAAAGATGTCAAACTCATCACTATACTCATCAATGTCCCTATCGTAAAAATGAATTCCATTATCTTTTAACATTTGTTTGAAGACTACACAATGGGGGCATCCCTTCATTGTATATAGGATTACCAACTTATTATCCATTGATTAAGTTTTTAACGATTGTATTTAATTCTCCTTCAGTCATTATTCCCGACTTAGTAAATACTTCCCCACCATTATTAAATGCCTTTGTTGTTGGTACAGCTCTGACACCTAATTCTATGGCATAGTCCCCATTGTGTTCAACGTTCATTGTGTACATAGGTATTTGAGAGTTTTCGGAAACTTTCTCAAATGTTGGTTTATACATTTTACATGGGCCGCAAAAGGACACCCAAAAGTCAACTATGACTTGTTCCCCATTATTAATCTTTGACTTTAATTCTTCACTTGTAATTTCCATTATTTGTTTAATTTTATAAGATTATGTAATGTAAATTCGGCAACATTCAATCTGTCTACCGTAGTAAAAATAAATATATTAATACCCCCTTTTATGTAAATAAGAATTCCACTTGAGTCATATTCGACTAGTCTGTCCACCTCAACAATCTTATAGTCAATGACTTCCTTATTCACATATATAAGATATGATTTGTTAAGGAATTTCTCAATTTTTTCCTTATCAATTTTTTCATTTTCAAGATATAAAATTGATGGTTCAACCTTATATCTTTCCTTGAAAATTCTGGTTATTCGTTCATCAAAAGAGTAGTTCATCTATAAAGTTTGTATCTGGTGTTCTAATTAAGTTAAAGGATGGTTTATATATTTCAATTGAGCTATTATCAAATCTCAATGTTCTATTTATTTTTTTCCCTCTTTGTCCTGGTGTCATATATATTTCCTTAAGGTCATTAAAGATAATTTTCCCTTCAAGTTTCACCCCTTTATATTCAACAGAATAATTTGGTAGTTCAAATATATTATTATCCATTATATATTTAATCCGTTTATCCATTTCTTCCAAATATGAATCCCAAGTTATGTCCAATTGTTTATTAAACCTACCCAAACTTTGAACTCTAACCAATTCAATATTATCTTCATCTCCATATATTTTGTACTCCACAGAAGCTCTTTCCTCCCCTTCTATGTCACCAACCCTAATGGATATAATTATTGATTCTGGACGATTGTTGTAAGTTCTAACACAATTTGATTGGACAATACTTTCCATTGAATATTCTTGAAATGTTGTTAATAAGACTGGATAATAGTTATCCATTGGTTCTTCAACAATTTCCTTAAATCTTGGGTTATACATTCTTTGATATCTTGGATCTTTGAATTTGGCAACCTTCTCACTCCAAATGAAATGTTCTGAATTAAATTCGGCATATGTTTTTGATTTCCAAGTTACAGGTTCAAATTGACTAAGTTTATCTCTGAATTCCAAATGGTCAATGAATGTATTATGATTGATTGAACCATTTATCATAAGTTTGAATATATCAAAACAATTTAATAACTCATTTTTGGAAAATGAATACATATAATACGGATAATAGAGATGTTCTATACCAGGCATTGGGGGTGATTCAACAATATATTTAATCACACTATCCTCCTTGGATAATATAAAATTATTACCAAATAATTCTAAAGCAAATCTCAAATTATATATTCCCCTAACTGTTGTAACTGTATGTAGAACCCTTTTAATCTTATCACCATTCAATCTATTAACACTCATATAAGCATCAATGAATTTGAACTTATGTTTCTTATATATTTTCTTGGTTATTTGGGGGTATGATGGTTTAAATATATGCCAATTGTTTGGTAATTTAACCCCAATTCCATCCAAATAATGTTTATATATTCTGATGTCAGGACTAACAATTGAATTGTCTAGATTGGGGATATGTTCCAAAAATAAGTCAAAGCACTTATTGATTTCTTTTGTATTTAAATCAACTTCTTCAAAAGTTTGTGGTTTAATATTATTTGGTTTAAAATATTGGAATATAACCTTGGAGAGAGTTGAAAGTGGGGTTAAATACCAAGTATTTTTATGGATAGTATTAAATTTCTTTTTTCTTCGTATTGTATTATTACCTGTGTATATTTCATTTTTCTTGTAATTGTAAGTTACAAATTTAATGAACATATGTTTATTAAAATACTTTTGTCCCACCATTCTATGATTACTATAAAAATAGAACTTGAGTGAGACCTTATCTTCTGAGGTTTCTACTTTAATCCTATATCTATCGTGTCTACATTCAGCAAATTGATTTCCGTAATTACTAACAAAAGATTTGTCATCAAATAATGTTTCCAATAAACTGTCAAAAATATATTCCGGCTGAAAAAAGAATGGGTTGTCTTGTTTCGGTTTGTCTATTATGTCACAATAATTCTTATATGTTTTTGTTAGATATTTTTCAATCTTATATTCGTATATTACCCCCATATAATTTCTTTTAGAAATTAATAATAAAAAATGGGGAGAATATCAAGTATCTCCCCATTTTATTTTTAATAGACAAGAGTGTCGGCAAGTTCCCAGAGTTTGGTGTTCATGGTGTTGGTCGCCATAATGTTCTTGAGACCTTTGAGAGAGGTTTTCTTGCCAGCCTGACTTCTGTACTCAAGTCCGCCTTTTACGAACTTCTCTTGTACAATGTTGAAGGTAGTCCAAAGGTTGTCATCATTGTCGCCAGTTCTTTGTGGAGTAATCAACTCCTCATAATCCACGAATGGAACTGAACCCATTCCCCACTTGATGATTGATGCGTCCTTTGCAAACTGAATCTTCTCACCTTCCGTCATCATTCTGTCCATCATCTTATCAACTGAGCTTTGGATGAGTGGAAGTTTCTTGGAGAAACTCTCAGTAAGTTTCTTAACTTCCTCACTATCAAATCCCATGTGACGGATATTGAATTGTTCGGCTGTTGCAGTTGGGACTGTAAGACCGTTGGAACAAACCAATCTGAAGAGCCCAGCACCTACATTCAGAGTTGTCATACCATTGTGGCTGTTACGGATTATTGCCTCAACTAATGTGTCACCAACTTTTGGTAGTTCTCCGTTTCTGAACCTCAACTCGTGAGTACCATACAAATCCTTACCATTTTGTTTGACTGAGGAGAGTTCCCATCCTTGGTTGGTAAAGTTTTCCACTATATCCATAGTTGGTACAAACATGTATTTGTTGGACATTTTAGGATCTGCTGAAGTTGCGAATACTGCTGGAGCGATAGATTTGATTTCTTGGATTGTCATATGATTTATGTTTTTAATTGGTTGATAATTAACTTACAATACTATAAACCTAAGATTGGGGTGGAAAGTTCCTATAGTTTAAAATTTATTTTACTAATTCAATATAAGTACTCCCCATAAATGAACCTTTAAGGTTGAAAGTTAAGGTAGAAAATAAACCTGAATGATTACTTACTTTGAAGTATCTACCTGATGGAGTAATTTCTGTTACAACACCTTCTTCACCATCAACATTTAAAAATTTTTTATGGAGAACTGAATCTTGTCCTACTGAAATAGTAATTCCCATTTTGTTAGTGAATGTCTTCATATCAGATATATTTTTTATTGGTGGATAATAAACTTACAATATTATAAACCTAAGATTGGGGTGGAAAGTTCCCTAAAGATTTATATTTTTTTAAAATTTGGTTTTGAACCGTAAATTCAATTCATCGAATAAAGAATTAATCTTATCAATTTCCTTTTGGTAAAATTCCTTTACCTCTGTATATTCAGTTTTATCCATTTCTCTAACGAAATGATTTCTGAGAGTAAGTGTGTGTGCTGTCAAGAGAACAAATTGTTCCCCAGATAATTTGAAGTTTTTCATAATGATGGATTTTAATATTAAATAATCAACTTACAATACAATAAACCAAGGTCACCCCCAGTTAGTTCCAAGAAGTTCAAAATATTTTTAATTTAATGAAAATAAACCATATTTGGTTTCAATGAATACACCATCCAAAGTTAATATTCCTTTTGGATTTTTCTTAATACTCACAACAACATCAATCAGTTGTGTTCTGGTTGGGATGAGATCCAATCCAGCGTCAAGGTTTTTATAACAAAGTTCTTTTACCTTCTCATAAAAAACTTCTTTGAGGTCTCCCCCAATTAATTCCATTAACTCGTTGGGGTTTTTCTCAAAGAAGTTTATAAAATTCTTAATGTATATTTCAACATCTATGTTCATAATAATTTATTTTTTATTGTACATAAAACATTCCATCTTTTCTTTCAATCAATTTCTCTTTCAAAACTGGTGGTATCATAGGATTACTACCTCTAAGTACTATAAAATTCAATTCTTCCAATTCACTGATACTTTCTGGTAGTTGTTTCACTAGGGGACAATTAAGAATAGAAAGAAATGTCAAGTTTTTCAAGTTTGAAACTGTATTTGGGATATTTTTAGCTGAAGCGTCAAATACCAATGAAGTTAGTTCGGTAAATCTACCAATAGAATCTGGTATTTCAAAAGCTCTGTTTTGGTCTTTTGTACTGTTAATAAGTTGTAAAATTTTAATATTAGCAGGTAATTTATCTAACAAAGCTTCAAAACCAAATATTTCAAAAATTCCTTTACTAGTTGGGTAGGTAATGATTGCTTCCTCATTACTACTCATAACATATTTTTTAAATAACATCTCAAATCCCTCTCTGAATATTGGTAATCCATCAAATATTTCTCTCATTATACCATTCTGACCAAAATATTTACCCAAATCAATTTGGCGGTCTAATAAATCCATAAATTGTTCTTTAATGAAATTAAATTGGAATCTATTTTTTGGTAATCCCGACTTTGGTGATACATTACCACCGTCATTTGTTGGTAAAATAACATACAATGGGGAATCTATAGCACATTTTGTTTTAACATTTTCATAAGGTGTTGTGTAATAATCAAAGTTACTTACATATCCTTTTTCACCTTTTAATAGAGCGTTACCTGGTGCCGAAGTACACCAATTAGACTCACCATCATTTTTCAATTGACTTCCACCATAAAATACTGCCGCGTGTCTAGCCAATGGATTTTTAGGATTAATTTCAACAACAACCCAATCTTTACCTTGATAAACTATCGGACAATCAAATTTACTATAAGGATTATCACCTTGAACTTTTTCAGCTTCTTTCCTAACCTGTTTATTTATATTTTTTTCCGGTATTTGATAATTCATACAGACATCACCCAAATCTTTTGGTGTTAATTTATTGATGTCTTTTTTATCTAAAGGTAATAAATCTTTAAATTTCTTTAATTGATGGAATTTAATTAAATCAGTTTTAAGACTAGGTAAATCCTCAATAAAAAGTCTACGATATTCTGTAACTGCTCTTTTGTATTCTGGTGATTTGGGGTCTAGTTCTTTTATATTACTTGGTAATTTTGCGGCATAATAAGATAATATCCAATTTGCATATTCACCAACTTTCACTTTTTCCATATCATCTATACTAGCACCATCAATATCAAAATTAGATGGCTCAGTTCCAGCTATACAAGGTGATGTTGCACAAGGTATTGTTGTTGGGTCGGAAAATATGATTTGTTTTAATACTTGAAATGGTGTTATTTGTACTTGTTCCAATTCATTTGTTTGGTCATTAAGTTTAGTCATTGTACTACCAGCCAATTTACCTTTTGCATTTGGATTTTTTCTGAGGTCTTCTTCTGATGGTATTACCAATTTATCATACAACATCTTGAATCTAGATGTATTTTCAAGTATTAATCGTTTTAGTATTGATTTGAATCTCATTGTAAAATTTTTATTTATAAATATCTTAAAAAATCAAAATCTTTATTAGTTATAAAAGTATGGTATTTTTATAATAAAAAATATAGATATGAAACAAGAAAAAAGTTGCAAAAGTTGCAAAAAAGGTTTAAGTGGGCAACAAATTGGGTTATTCGGATTATCATTATTTATCCTTGGAACTTCCATTTATGGGACAATATTATTATTCAAAAATATTATTTCCCTTTTCTATTAAATTTAACATTTAGATAGATAATCAAATCCCCAATATACTCACCCCTATATCCTTTTCCTTTTACCCTCAATGGTTTGGTTGAATCAAAATCATCTGGTAATTTGACGAGGATATTTCCATTGGGGTGGGGTATTTCAAGATTTTCTTTGGATAAATCATTTAAGCTTAGATATGATTGATATATTAAATGATTTTCTCTCTTCTCAAAATTATCTTTTGGTTTAATGAACACACGAATAATTAAATTACCATATCCCCCACTAAAATAATCACCCTTACCTTGTAATCTTAGAAACTGTCCTTCATCAATACCTTGGGGTATTTTGACCTTAATTGAATCTTTTTTGGGGTTTGTACCAGAACCACCACATCCATTACAAACTTTTTTAAATAACTCACCAACGCCTCTACAAGTGTTACAAGGTTGTCTTATTACTTGTTGAAAAAACCCTGACCCCATTGTTATTGTTGTATGTCCAACACCATTACATTGATGACATCTTATTCTTTCACCTCCAGCACCATTACAAGGTTCACATTTAATCTTTCGTTCATATTCAAATGTCTTTTCAACACCAATATATGATTCAAGACAACCAATTTCAACATTAACAACTTTCTCAGGAGCACTGGTTTTACGTTGTGTAAATCCCCCGCCATTGAAGAAGTCATTAAACATACTGCCTAAGTCACCATATGGATTTTTTCTTTGGTTATCGTATTGTTGTCGTTTGGTATCATCCCCCAATATATCATAGGCTTGAGATATTTTTTTAAACTTCTCTTCATCCCCACTTTTGTCTGGATGATGTTCCATTGCCAACTTTCTATATGTCTTTTTGATTTCATCTGGGGTGGCGGTTTCAGTTACACCCAATATGTCATAGTAATTTTCCATTATTTATATTATTTAAAGTCTAATTATTTTTATATTATGAACTACCAAATAGTCCTATTCAAAAATAAAGAAAAGAAAAAAATAATCAATAAGTTTATCACCTTTGATAAGGCAAAGAAAGGTTATGAAAATCTGTTAAAGAAAAGTGAAAATGTTATTTTCAATGTTCAGACTCAGAATGGAAAACCTTGTAATTATGAAATCGCCTTAATCGGAAAAGATAAACGAAAGGATCCAATATACCTTAAAGATAGTTTGGGTAGGAATATTAAGGTTGAATTGGACACTGATGAGTTCAGTATTATAAAGATTCATCAATACAACAAGGAAGAATCATTTTTGGATTACAAGACAAAAAATAAAATAACCACCAACCAATTTATAAACAAATATTTAAAGGGTGGTGGTTTAAAAATGATATCAAAACTAAACAACAAGATTGTTCTTCAAAATGAAGAAAAGATAAATCTATTTACATTCAAAAGTGAAGAAGATGCTCTTAGGTTCACCGATGTTTTATCAAATTTATTTGTTAAAACAAATCGTAAAGATTGTATGATTGTTAATGATTATTCCACAATACAGAGGAAATCATTATATGATATGTTGGTGGATAATGGGTTTTCTAGAGAGTATCTCCAGACATATTCAACTGCGTTTCTTTTAAAAAAATAAACTCAGTTCCAGAAATATCTATTTTAAATTGGGTGGTATTTGAAAAGTCATTCACTTGAGTTTTAATCATATTGAAATCATTATCATTAAGGGAATATACAACTACCACTTTTGAGTTTGGTATTATGTCTAATAATCCATCTGACACCATTGCCATTTTTTGAATTAACCCATTAACACCTTCTTGATTCTTTGCCATATTGTTAGTTTCTTTGGTTTTTGTGGTAAAATATCTTCTTTTTTATATTTTTTGATTTCCTTGATTGTTTCAAGTTTTTGGAGGTTGGTTTGATTTTCACCTTTTTTAATCTCACTAAACAGCCACTCTATCTGTGTTGATTTGTTCTTCATCGTCTTCCAATTTTAATTTTTGTTTGGGATCAATTATTTCATTAATTTGAAAATTCAAACCCTTTAATTTATCTAAATTTTGTTTCTCAAATATCCGTTTAAGTTCATTAACTTTGTCTTCAAACAATTTGTCCTTTTCTTCCCTTTCCTTATTGTACTTGATGATACTACAAATGTTTTGATATACCCGTTCTATTTCAGTTTCATTAAATTCACTTACATATGAAAATAATCTTTCATTTGGTACTGTACTTTGTTGTTCCATGATTTTGGTTTCATCAACATATTTCTTGGGTATTTTCCAAGTATTAGGAAAACTGATATCAAAAGACAAATACGTTTCAATCTTTCTTACAGATTGTATATATGGAAATAGTGTTGAAAATTCTTTATATAAACTCATATTCTAATTAAGTATGTTATTATGTATGATATTGTCATCCCTAACAATATTAGCTCTCTACTATTAAAAATTAACCTTCGAGGGGGATTTGAAAAGAGAGAGCTAACAAATGTAATGCAAGTCCTTGTTAGGACAAGAATTGAAAAAATAAACACGAATAAAAATAAACTATCTAAACTAAGCATCGGTTTTTTTTCTTTCTTCTAAAATTTCAGTTCTAAGTGTTTGTAGTTGAATTTTAATATCTTGTGCTAATTTTCTCGCTCTAGTTCCAGCACTGTTATTACCCTTAAAGAATTTTGTTGTATCTGTTGTCAATTCTTCAACTAATGTTTTGATTTTTTCTAATGTTTCCATTGTTTTTTTTTATTTAATTTTAGATTTATTTTATTTAATTGTAAATAGAAAAAGTTAAATAGACATATTCTTATCAAGGTTTTTATATATAACTGAAATCAAATCTAAATCAGATTTTGAAAATGATGTCTTAGTATTAAACAATTGCATTAAGAAAGTTTTAACACTACTTTTAACCTTTTCCTCCTTTTGGTTATAGTACACATCCATAAAAAAACTTTTGAAATAATCAAAATGTTCCCCCTTCTTTTTAAAAACAAGTCCTTCTTTCTTAAAGTTTTCAATTGTCTTGTTAAAACACCATTCAAAATGGTTTAAATTATCTTCATTGGTTAATTTTATCTTAGTTTCATTACTATCTGTTGTATTACCCAAATAGGTCTCACATATAATCATATGTAATGAAAGACTAAAGTCAGAATATAATTCCAATTTCTCTGGGATTATATTATTGACTCTAAACCAAACATCAACATCATCGGAGGGTAAGGGTTTTGATAAATAATTAAAAAAATTCTCCATAAGGATTAGCTTATGGAGAAATTATAATGTATATTTAACAAATGTATATTATTGAGTTTTTCTATTATATGAAAATAAATTTTTTATTCGGTCAAATTCTTCATTTAAGATATTGATTCTTTTCTCATCAATAGTTTCCATTTTTAAATTCAACTTTCCAACTTCCTCAAATTTTTCATCAAATACTGGTTGTGATACGCGTTTGTAAGATTGGTCTTTTAGTTTCTTTAGAGTATTCTTTTTTCTCATCTTATTGAATCTTTCATTGGCATCAGATTCTAAGGCGTTTCCACCAGGTGCATTTCCAGTTGTTGAGTCTCCTTTAAAGTATTTATCCATACGTTTTTCATTAAACTCAATTCCGTCAGAAACTGGGAAATTTTGTCCTCCAATTTCATAATTAAAGTCTTCCAACTCATCTGTCATCTCATAAGCTTTTTTACTCATTTCTCCCAATTCGCCATTCCCAACTGGAAACTTTTTAGGGTTCATTTCATATTTTCCTTTTGATCCGTCTTTAAGATAATCTTTCATCTTTTTACCCAAAGATGTCATATAGTCTTTGTTTTCTTTTCCAGATTCTCTATGAGCTTTTTCATATGTTACCATACCTCTAGGTTTTTCCAATGATTTCATTTTTGTCTTTTGTTCATTAACAATATTTTCAATTAAATCAACCATATCATCCTCACTTAATCTGATGATATCTCCACGACTATCTTTAATACGATATTCAATAGATTCTTTTAGTTTAACACCACGTCCTTTTAAAATGTCCTTTCTTGTTACTTTACCATCACCAGTTAAATCGGGGAATTTCTTACCTTCTTTGGTCTCTTCACGATGTTTGCCTTTACGAAGAAGTTTGAAATCCTCTGAGTCAAGTTTTCCATTTTTGTTCTTGTCCAAATTTCTTTGATTACCTTTAAGTTGTCTACTTTCAACATAATCAAATTTGTTTTTACGATTTAAGTCATGTGATCTCTCGTTTAATTTACTATAACCACACTCATTACATTCACCTTCATTCATTTTACCAACACCACATTGTTCGCATAATCTTCCTTCAGTAACTAAATCATCGTTACCACCTTCAGGGTCTAAGAAATACTCGCCATTGTCGTCATCATCTTCAATTTTGCCCAATAAATCTTTTAACATATTTTCAAATTCACGTTTTCGTGTTATACCTCCAATGTCGCCATCTTTAAGGTCATCAAATTTTTTACCTGATTTAAATTTACGCAATCTAGTTCCTTTTGGTAAAAAAGGAGTGTTGTCCCCCATGCCTTTCTCGTCTCCAAAAGCTTCTTCAATTTCCATTTCTTTTATTTTACCATACAACATATCAGCCTTGTCTTTCAAGGTTTCATTAAGGTTATGTCTAATAGCTTTTTTTAAGTATTTGTCTGAGTATTTCATTGTTTGTTTTTATTATAAATATGTTCATTTTATGTTTGAGTAATGATTGATTATCATTTTCTTAATCATTTGTTCACTAAGATTATATTTTTTACTTAATTCAGAAATCGTTCTTTTTATCATTTCTTCATTAGTAAACTTTAATGCTTTGATATCCCCTTGGTTACAATATGGAAATTTTTTACATTTCTTTTTTACGGTTACGAATTTACCACCAGGTATTTGAGTTTTACTCTTGCCTCTCCAATCTTTTTTACTTGTTGACTTAGCCCAAGCCGCTGGAGTCACATAAGAACCTGAAGACGCAACTCCAGTTGCTTCCTTGAATTCACCTTTATCTGATTTTCCTTGACAATGTGCTTTTTGACTGAAACCTTTTGGATTGTCACAGTCAATAGAATCTTTATATTTTTGACTCCATTTTTCTGTCATATCTTTTTTATTAGTTGTAAATAGCGGGACGGAATATCCACCGGCACTACCTGACCCAGTAACTTCTTTAGTCTCTGATTTTCCCATTGAATATAATTTACCAATAGGTTTGTCCATTTTTGGTGTTTTTTGGGACAGATTATTAACTATATCCCCTTTTTTAATCTTTTTCTTGATTATTGTGTTTTCTGTTTGTTCTAGTTTACTCATAATATCACTAGTTGATTTAAATAATTCTCCTTGGTCTTCCCCTCCACTTGATGTGGCAAGATTTCCAATTTTATTCGCCAAGTTTTTAGTTAAACTCATATTTATGGCATTTTAGTTAATTTTCTATTACCTAATACTTTGGACCATTTTGATTTGAACTTTTCATAATAAGTTTTTAGTTTTTGTATCATTTCCATAAAATCATCATCGGTATTAATCATTTCCCCTCTGATATATATTCCATTTTCTTCACCTAATGAAAATATAAAATCAATTTCAAACTCAATTAATTTACCAGACCATTCAACTAAATTTGGATAAACATTTAATTGATTAAACTCAGCTAAATCAGATACTTCAGTTACAAATTCATTCATTGTTTCTTGAAAAGCCACTTTTTCATCTGTAGTTATTTCAAGTTCTGATTGTTTTTTCCCATGAAAGACTAAAATACCCCCAGATATTCTATATGCCTGTCTTTTATCTCTTGGTGATGATTTAGTTTCTTCATCATAAGACATATCCCTATCAGGTTGTCTCCTATCTCCCCCTCTATCAGATTGTCTTTGTCTACCAAAATCCATATCATCTTCAATTGCTGAAGCTACATTAATTTTTTTGGTTATATCACCAGAAGTTGGGACAACACCTTGTTCTAATATTAGGCTATATTTTTGTCTGATTTCATTCATTTCATAAATTGTATTACTACTAGACAACATATTTTGTGATGCTTTTAGTAATCTCTTTATTTCATCATGTTTGTTCATATATCTATTATGTTTCTTAATTTATCAAAATCAAAAGAAGGGTTTACATCAGTATAATTCACATCAAAATTACTCCTAGATACAATTCCCTTAAATATTTCAATTCCGTTTATTTTTGTATTGTGTCCTGTTATTTCTTTGGTTATTTTCATCTCATCCATTATTGTTTTGAGTAGATAACCCAAACTTTCAATTTGATTTGATGTATATTTATCCCAAAAAAAATAATCCCTCCACTTTCTCTCATAAGGAATACCCTTATAAATATCACCAATCCAATTAACATAATAATTTTCCAATGGTTGTTTTTCTAACCACCCCAAATTTTCTAAACTTATTATGATTCCGTTTCTGTTTATATTGGGTTCATTGAAATAATTGGTGTGTTCAATATTGTCCAGTAATTGCAATATATCCCCATTTTTCTTTATTACATAATTTGGAATTCTATCAAATTTTCCATTACATCTATATAACAAAGAAGCCAAATAATTCTCAACATTCCTTCCGGTGTGTGTGAGAATTATTTGGTTTTTCTTCTTTTGTTTACCTAATGGTTTAAAGTTTCCGTATTTAATTACCTCCACTTTATTGTATTTTAGTATATGTTAATTTTCTTGGTTTTGGTTTCTCAATATATTGTGGTTTTGGTATGAATTGTATTGTTGGTAGTGTTGTTGTCTCAGTTATACTTTCAACTTCTTCAGCAATTATTTCCTCAACTTCTTGAGTCTCTTCAACTTTTGGTTCTTCTTGAATTGGTTCTTTTTTCTTTCTTCCCCTCTTTGTCTTTGGTTTTTCTTCTTGTTCCAATGTTGATTTCAAATCAAACAAAGATACTATTTCCAAATCCCTATCGTTCTCAATTATTGGTTTGGGTTTTTCATATCTCACAAAGAAATGTAATGATGTTAATGATATGATTGGGAGTAATCCCCCACCTAGTATTGCCAACCATCTTTTATGTGAAATCACATCCGTTGGTTCTGTCCCAAATATCTCAAATATTGGGGACATAAGTTCAACCCAGGCTTTGAATAACTCACCATTTGCATCAATCTCCTTATATGAATAGAATATATTTCCAATCATTTGAACGAATGTGACCAATCCGAACATAAACCATACCCCACCTTTAATCTTCTGTGTAGCGGCAATTAGAGCGGTAATCGCACCTATTTCTATTGCCACCGATAGATAGATTGCCCAACTGAATGGATTGGTAATATCATACCAAGCAACAACGTGAGATATGGATATACCCGCCACCAAAAAGATGGGGACTAAGAACATTGATCGGATGGGATTATCTTTAATCCATTTTAATAAGTTATTCATTTATCTAAGGTCTTGAGTTCTTTATCTATTTCAGCTTGTCTATTCAAATCCATTATTTTTCTGTCAGTTGATTGTATCATTCTTTTCTCAACTTTCAATCCTTCAACTTTGATTTCTTTTTGTAGAGTTTTGGTCAAGATATCCAAACTTTTTTGGACTCCCTCAACTTGTTTTAACATTTTCTTTTCACTCATTTTTCTACTCATAGAAGTAGTACAAGTGGACACCATTAATAGAACGAATACTACGATTAGTCCGTGTTTCCCAATAAATTCAGTTATTGTTTTCATACTTTATTTTTTTATAAATATTAGTTAATTGTTATTACATCCACTCAAATAAATCATTGGATAAGTTTCTCAACTTTCTCAAACTTTTTTCCTTTATCTGGCGCACCCTCTCTTTCGTCAAATTAAAGTCACCACCGATGTCTTCCAATGTTCTTGGTGCTCCTGTCAACCCAAAATAATCTTCCACTATAACTCGTTCTCGTTCATCCAAACAGGTCAATAGTCCCAGCAATTTGGTTCTAAGAATGTCTTTGGTGTTAAATGACTCATCCGGCATATCCGCCTCATCATTTTTGATAACATCAAATAAACTATCACCCTCTTCATTGATATCCATATCAAGGTTAATCATTGATGGTAATGACGCAAACTTACCTTCCAATTCACCACCCTTGGCTTCAATCTCCTTCTTGGCTCTATGTAAGTCTTGGACAACATTAACTGGGAGACGAATGGTTCTTGCATTGTCATTCAAACTTTGAATAATTGATTGTTTAACCCACCACACAGCATAGGATATAAACCTCAAATCTTTATTCCAGTCAAAGTTCTTGATTGCTTTCATTAAACCATAATTACCTTCAGCAATTAGTTCATCCAAATCAAGTCCTTGATTTTGATATTGTTTGGCAACCGTAATTACAAATCGTAAATTACCTTCCAATAGTTCTTTGTTAACATCCTCAATCTGTCTTGGTGTCAATTCACCAGACTTCATTAGGACGGATAGTTCTTTCTCCCTCTCAGGAGTCATAACTTTCTTCTTACGAATGTCCTTGAGGTAGGATTGGATCTCTTCTTGATTAATTGGAATACCTGAATTTTTCTCTTTCATTTTGAATATTTTTTTAACAATTCTTTTTCTTCGTCAGTCAATGACTTCATACCACTAACATTAATCTTGTCCAAAAGTTCATCCAAGGTGGGAATATGTTTAACAACTTCCTTTTTGTCATCACCGAATAAACGATTAAATCTATCACTAAAGTGTCTGCTACTAGGAGGTGGTCCCCATTCTCCTTTTGGTTTTTTTGGTACATCATTGAATCCAAGGAATAAATCATCCCTAAGTTCATCTTGTTCATCTTCTGAATAATCATCATTTGTTGCACACAAATCCGTACCAAATAGATGTTGTTCATTCTCTTTATTAAACCAATATGACATTTTGTCAGTTTGTGCTAATACAAAGGGGATTGATAAGTCACCCAAGATTGCATTAAAGAAATCTGTGGTCTGTTTGAAAGATGACCTGGTTTCAAATGTCATTAGGATGGTTTGTTCCCCATAAAAATATTTAACTTCTTTTGAGGTGAGGGTTTGGACTTCTTTTGCCAAAGAGATGACAAAATCTTCCTGTTTTTTGTGTGACACAAAAACTGTTAATAGATACTTCATATTGATGTGTTTTAAATTGTGGAATATAAAGGTAAGAAACTTTTATTGACTTACACTACTGATATTATTTTCCTTTGTAATTTTAACAATGTTATCCGCCCAATTACTAACAAGTGGGTTATGAGTTATAACAAACAACTTCTCAAAATAGTTCTTTATTTTACCAAAAAATTCACCAACCATATCAAGATTTTCATTTGATATTTTTCCAAACACTTCATCCATTACCACAATATTCGGTTTTGGTAAAGAACTTATTTTAGTTAGTACCGCTCTCAACGCCAATGATGCCACAGTTCTTTCATAACCTGATCCTGATGACATAAGTTTCTCAATCTGGGTATTATTATCAATCATTATAAATTCAACCTCATTCTTGTCATTTATGTTAATCTCCAATCTAAAATGACAGCTATCTTCCAATAACCTTTGTAACTCAGAATTCAACATCGGAATCATTGTTTTCATTATGGTTTTGGATATTCCATTCTTCCCAAAGATTTCCAAATATAACTTATAGATTTTCTCCTTGTTAGCTTCTTCTTTAATCTTAACAATTGTTTGTTCATTCTGCTCAATCTTATCTTTCAATGACTGAACCTGATAATTGTTTGAATCAATAATTCTTTGAACGGAAGTCTTCTCCCTATCTAATTCCTCAATTCTTAGGTTAGCTTTGATAAGTTGGGTTTCAATCTTGCTGTTGGTGGATATGTTATCCTGTAACAAATTGAATTTTTCCAACTTATCTTCCAATCCTTTAATTTTCATCACATACCCTTCAATTGTCAATTCATATTTTTCTTTGATAAGTTTGTTTTTCTCATACTCATCAAATTCTTTTTTGAGTTGGACATACTTGGCTTCTTTGTCAATTATAATATTCATTTCCCCCTCAAATTGGTTCTTTTGTATGTTATAATTGTCAAGTTCAGATATTTTTGATTGGGTTATGGATGCCATCATCAATTCAATCCCACAATGTTCGCACTTAATCCCACCATCAACGGAGGATTTAAGTTCATTGATTGATTTGATTTTCTGTTCAATCTGAACAATTTCTTTGTATAGAACTTTATGGGTTTCCTTTAACTTATCGTGTTCTTGTTCTGAATAAAACTCTGTTGGCTCAATAACCTTGAGTTCTTTTAATTGTCTATCAACACCTTGTTTTAGGGTTTTAATTCCCATAATTTCGCTTTGAACATTTTCCGGTACAATCTTGGCGATTTCAATATCAATATCCATATGTTTGGATTTCAATAGATTATCCCTATATTCTTGTCCCTTGATTATTCTGTTCTGAACATCAATCAAATTGTTTTGTTGGGTGATATTGTCTGATGTTAATTCATTTATCCTGGTGGAATATCCATCATTATCTGACTTCAGTTTCTCACTGGAATAAACATTTGATAACATTGATTTTGAAAACTCCGAATAGATTTCCTTTCCAATTTCTTCTTTCTTTTTAAGGAAGTCCAATCCCATAAACTTGGATAATACTTGTCCTCTTGCTGTGGGTTTGGAATCAATTAACTCTTCAAGGTTTGTTGCCGTGGTTAGAATTGTCATTAAGAAATCATCCTTTGTTCCAATGGATGTTTTAATAAAGTTTTCCGTTTCTCTTCTTTGTTCCCCAGTAAAGTTCTGTAATGAACCATCTGATAATTTCTTATAGAAGTCCAATTCAGTTTTTACATTCCAGGTGTCATCCTTTTTCTTTTTTCTTTCAATATTTCTGATGATGATATATTCATCCCCATCAATTATTATTTCACCTTTGACATGGACTTTATCGTAGTTTGAGAATCTATTGAATATTTCTTCAGCTTTGGTTGTCTTGGTTGTTTCATTGAAGAATAAGAATAACAATAGATCAACGGTTAGAACGGTGTTATGAGACACAATACCATTTGTATAATATTGATGAACTTCAGCAACTTGGATATCATATAGGTCATCTTTAATGTCCAATAATTCAATGTTGGAGACATTACTACTACCACTAATAGTTTGTATGCTTTCACCAATTTTAATCTCTTTAAGAACAACGAATTGGTTATCGGTATTTTTTAACTTATGATAATCGGCACCTTCAACAGACATCCCATTATCAAGTTCGCATCTATAAACTTCAGCATTTTTTTCAGTTATACCACACCATTCAATGTTTTTATACCCATATGGTGTGTTTACTTTAAACCCTAAATCACCATATTTTTGGTATAAATTATATAAATCCCCTATTTTAATTTTCATTTTTTAAAAATTTTACACACTTTTTAATAACCTCATCTTTTTCTTTTCTATACTCAGAATCCCATATCACTAACACATCAAAATTATGTCTATTGGCTAATTTAATCTTAACCTCATCTTTTTTCCAAATATCTTCAGATGTTATACTTTTACGGAAAGGATTTGGGGTATCTGTAGTTATAAAAATATTAGGATTTGCATGATAACTATCTCCATTGTATTCAATAATTTTTTTATTAAAAGTATCGGTAAAGTCATATCTATAAAACCCTTCATCACCAGTTAATACAAATTCACCACCTTTTTTAGCAAACATAACATAATTCAATTCTTCAATATTTTCGTAATATTTTAATAATTCAAAAAACAAATCTTGTGACACTTTTGAATATCCTGATTTTAAATTACCGTTTTTATATAGTGATTGTTGCCATTTTTTTTGTCTTTCAAAAAATATCTTTTTACCCTCATCTTCCCCATATTTCTCAATACATTTAACTAAACTAAATTTATTTTGGAATTCTGAAACTTTATTTTTTGACTCTTCAACTGAAAATCCTTTTTTTATCCAATATTCAACACTTCTTGGTGAGTGTAATTTACCTTCTTTAAGTTTTTTTTCTTGAAAAAGTTTAACTCCATCTTTTTCACCATATTTTATTATGAATGACCTTTCAGTGTTCATCAAGTGTAATTCTGTTTGAAGTTTAGCATCTTCTAATGAAAATCCTCTACTTATCCAATATTCAATTAAATTTGGTTTCATTTCTTTAACTTTCTTTTTCGATTCTTCTTCAGTTAAACCCCTTTGAATCCAATATTTAACACTAAATGCAGAACCTTTAGCAATAGTAATTCCCGCATCTTTTAATCTTTTAACAATTGTTGATGTATCAACATTGTATTTTTTGGATATAAAAGTTGTGGATTTCATTTCATTGATATATAAATTTATTATATCTTGAATTTGATTTTCCGTAAAATTACACATTTTTCCCATACCTTTTTAGAAATAAATATACCCATATAACTAAAAAGGTAAGGAGTGAATGTAATTATTTTAATTCATTGGGTAAAAACCCTAACTTATTAATTATATAGTCAATATCAAATTCTATTTCAATCTCCGTATCACCCCTAACGCATTTCCCGCCAAAATTACTAGGCGTTGATTCCACCACCGAGATACCATTACATTTGTCAAAATCTATTTTTTGATTTTGTCCATAAGATAAGAAATTGGAGAATTCAATATTTTTGATATACCATTTTTTGAATGGGGTTACATCTTCATCTGATAATAGTCTATTATCAACTATTCTGTCAAGATTGAATATTTCATCTGACAATTGATTTTGATTTTTGGTGTCAAGGTATGATTTAACCAATTCATATTGATAATTTTTATCAAGGATATTGAAGGAGACATCAACCGATTGATTTGTTGTTTCAACTGATTTTGTCTTGGTTATAACATTGATATTGGTTGAGTTATATTTTTTTTGGAAGTAATGTTTTACACTTTTTATTTTTTCTTGTGTGAAGTTTTCGGCATAATCTTCCCAAATAACCTGGATGTATGGATTATCAAATTTGTTGAAATCTATATCTTTTATCATAAAATTGTAATTGTATTCTGGTGGTGGATTAAATAAATCCATATTTGTTATTGGATGTTTTGGATTTTATCAAACTTTCGTAAACATTTGTGTTATAAGTAATTGCTACCATTCCGTTTCAAATGGAGTTTCGTGATGAAAAACAAAAAGAATTTCCCAACCTTTTCAGGTCATTCCTACCGCAGGTCACTTACAGGAAACGCCCCACAACAAGAATTTTATAGGTTTTCAATTTCTGTTTTGACTAATAAAATATCACAAGAGGTTGAACCGTCCCTACCATAGGGATATAATTCATCATATTCATCTCTTAAACTTAACCACTTAATTTTTAATTCTTTTAATTTTTCCATAAGTTTAATTGTTTTTAAAGTTCGTTATTACCCAGGAAAATCGGTATCAACATCACTTTCTCTATTTTCCAATTCACTTGGATCAACGATTGAGAAGCCAAGTTCTTGTCCCCCAATTGAAACCTTCAAATCATTTTCAAGTTGTTCATTTTGGGTTAATTTTTCTTGGTATTCTTTTAATTTTTGTTCCAACAATTGTGTGTATTGTTTTTGAAACTTTTTCTTCTCAGTAGCAATCTTTTCGTTTCTTTTGGCTACTTTCTTTCTGTGTTCTTTAGCTTTTTTTCCCATTTTTTTTATTTATTTAAATTTTTGTATTGAAAACATTTTTTCTCCGTAACATCTTAATGTGTGAAGAACATCCTTAATTGAGTGATTAACTTTGTAGAACTCATTTGGATTTACGGTTGTAATCATTGTAACATTATCCCCATCTTTATAAACGGAAACTATTTTATCCAAATTAATATAAACAGAACTTTCTTCTTGTTTGAATTCGATGAACATATTATAATTGTTTTAAAAGTTTAACCCATCCCAATCCATTACAATAAGAATATCCAGCTTCTTTAGCCTTCAATCTACATTCATCATTGTCATTTTGGTATTCTTCAGGAGCAAAATTGGATTCCCATTTGATTATGGTATCTTGTCCATCCATTTCAGCAACATCTTGATCTGGTGTTAGATAATGAATATCTTTACCACCATTACCTTTCATTGTAAATTCATATACTATCATCGTCTTAAATTTTAATTGTGATAGATGAATAATAGAAAATTTGGGTGAGATTGTCAAACAAAAATTCCACCTTTATTGGGGTGGAATCTCTTTAATTATAACCTCAGATTCGGTGATAATAACAACCCTGGCACCACACGAAAGGAGGGGTTTATCATTTCCACCATATATAACTTTACTCGGACCTAATATCTCAACTTCATTACAATAGGTATTCTTCTTACCTTGTTTTACGGTTATAACAGGTAAGTTTGTTCCTTTTGTTTTATTGGAACGGATGTGATGTTGATTGACATGGATATAGGTTTTCATTACCAATTACGATCTGTTTTGTTGCGAATAAGTTCAATTTCTTTGATGCGTAATCTTATAGATGTTATTTGTTTGAAGTAGAATTCAATTTCAGAATAAATTGGCTCAAAATTATAGTGAGACATAAGTCCTTCAGAATAAGTATTTACTGTAGCAACTAAACCTCTTTCATTTTCACCCAAATCAATTACATCTATTTTTACAATAGAATCAATCCAATCAGTAATATCTTCATTATATTCATTTGGATTATCATTTTCTTCAATATCCGTTTTAATGGTATTGAGTATTTCATTAATTGTTTTTTCAACCTTTCTTCTTTGTTTCTCGCTGGTTTGTTCTTCTAATATTTTTCTGATAATATCTCTCATTGTGTTTTAATAATAAATATTGATTAAATCTTGTTTTTCATCTTTAATACCTTATAGATATGTTCGGTAATATATTGGGTATCACCATTTGGTGCCATAATCAAATATCCATCCTTTAATTCTTTTAATACTACAAATTTCATATTATATTTTTATTCGGTTAACAACATCTTTCATTCTCGCAAAGATTTCCATAGCAATAGGAAATGACATCAGAGAGATTAAAAACTGATTAATGTAAGCATACATCGCAACAGCTTCACCCTGGGTCATATTAAAATTATAACTAGTAAATATCACCAAGGCTAACACCAAAAAGATACTTTTAACAATATTCAACGACGCCCAATTCTTACCCTGGATTGTTGACATACCGACAATAACTTTAGCTCTCCTCTTATAAAATGTTTCAATGGTTGTATCATCATTTGTTTCCATTGTCTTCGTCTTTTGTTCGTAGTGGGTATGTGAGACTCGTGTGGCTTGAGCAATCTTGTTATAGAATAAATAAACAATCAATGATATTGGTAGAATACAACTAATGACAACAAATCCTGTTAATGTATGTTGATAAAATATAAAAACCAAACTTCCAACAATATTAATTAATGCCATTACAAAATAATGAATGTCACTCTCCAAGAAGTTAATCACATAATTGGTTAAATCAGTTCTTGCTATCTTAACGGATGTTTCCGCATCTTTATTGTGTTTAAGGAATCTAAATATAATATCATTATACATCTTTGTATAAACCTTGGTATCATATACCATTCTCTTATACATAAAAATATTTTGTAATATATTAATAACCAAAAAAACACCCAACCACATATAATTTTTAACCAATAAACCATCAATCGTCTTTCCCAAGATAAAAGGTTCAACCAAAAATAATAGTTGGGCTATTATGATGTATAGATATATAAACATCAAAGAAAATTTATATTCTTTGATGATATTATAGATGTATTTCATTTTTTAATTAGATAATGGTATTCTTGGAGTAGTGCTTGATAATCTTTATCTAGTTTGTTCATGTATATAACCTCTATTTTCTGTGTATTTGAATAATATTTGATTTTCTTTTAATTCAGGAAATCCGAATGTATAATTTTGTACCATTATGGTTTTCCAATTTTCACCAGAGTCTTCAGCATTATAAGTGAATTCTCTTGGATTGTCCAAGTTTATTAGAAAAACTGGACGAGTTATTTCAATTATATTTTCCATCTATTTTATTAATTCAATTTGTTTTTTTAACTCATCACATATTTCATATTCTTCGTGTTTAATGAAATATGGTAGTAAATAATTTTCTAATATCTCCAATCTTTTATGAGTTTCAAGTCCATCCATTTTGAAATCTGATTTCTTAACATCGTTATATGTCTCCCACATTACTTTGTTTAATAAATCGTAATTACTCATACCACCTTTGTTTAAACTCATTTTTTTTGTTATTAAACTCCTCTTCAGTCAATATGATTAATTCATTAGGATCATTGAACATTTCTTCAATGTGGGGTTGAGTACCAAGCAAATCCCCACTTTCATAAGCTTCCTTTATTTCGGTTACTTCCTCAAGGTATTTTTTATAAGTTTCCATCAATTTATTATTTGGGTTTGGTGGATTAACGATATAATTGTTTAATAAGTTCCAATCATCCAATAATGTATTTAACACTTCAAAACATAATTCTTGTGTAATTTTACTTCGTTCATAAGATCCCTTTCTACCTTGAGTTCCAGTTTTGCTTCCCCTTGGTGCTGGTTGGTGGTGACATTCCGTATTCCCATTCTTGCAAACAGGTCTTGGTATCCAAGTATTACTATTTGTCCATATATCTGTGGGTTTGGCTCGTTCATCACCATATACGCAATACCAAATGGTATGTCTTGTGAATTCTTGCATCCAGGGCATCTTTCTCAACATCCCCCTTGGATTTTCAATAAAGAATACCATATTGGGATTTATCTTTAACCATTCCTTTATTAAAGATATAAAATGTTGATTAACGATATCACATTTCTTGGCATATTCACTTTTGGGTTCAGTTCCGTTTCTATGGTGGGATATTGCCGCAATTGTGTATGTTGTGCAATCTGGGGATGCCCATATAAAGTCCGGAACGAAGGGAACATCATTTAAGGTTAATTCACCAATATCTTTTGATAAATTAATTCCCTCATATTGTTCCCAATCAACCGAGAATACCTCCATTCCCAATGATTCCGCAACCTTTCCTATTGACCTGCTCCCAGCAAATAATTCCAATACTTTCATTGTTTTGGTCTGTTTTCTTCAAAATATTCAACAACCGCATTGATTGCCCATACAGCTCCAGATGATAAGATTCCATCAAAGAACCAAGAACCCCATATTGGAATTCCATATAATGTATGAATTGGTGAGAATATTACCAATGATAAAAACCATCCTCCGTGAAAACTGAAACACATCGGACAAGATAAAATACCATCAATAAATCTTGGGAAGAATGATAATTTTGAATTTGAATCTCCAGCTTTCTTAAAGAAATCTCTTAGTCCTTGGAATATACTTCCGTAAACCATAATGTTCATTAATCCATAGGATAAGATGAACCAAGTGATAATTTGAATTGTAATCATATTTGTATATTATTTTTGTATGTTTATTGAAATTTTATATTTTAAACCATTATCACTCATTATATCCCAAGTAATACTTAAATCGTCAGGATTGAATAATCTTGGGGATATTACATTATCGTTTCCAAGTTTATTAAGAGAACATTGAATACATTCAACTATTGATTTTGGAATTTCATTTGTTTTTACAAAATTGTTTATTTCCGCTTCAGTTAGATAAAGTCCGACATTACCATCTTCATCACCAAATGTTTGTCTGAATTTTTCAACTAACCCCATTGGGAGTTCATAATTTTTTAATGTTGGGTTTGGTTCAGATTTGTCAATGTAGTAGTATATTCCTCCTTGACTTGAAATTGGGGACTTCGTAATACTATCACCTTTAGATACAATATCCATAAATCTTTTGGAGTCCATTAATTTTTATGTTAAATCGTTTTCCATCGTTAAATTATATTTGTTTTGTCATTTATTATACAAATTGACTCATCCAACTTTTCACATATTTGTTTCAATTCTTCGGTCTTGAAGTCATCCAAACAAAACCATTCTCGTTCAATATTATAATGTTTAAATCTGAAATGGAGAGCTTTTTCAAGTTGGGTGGGGTACTTTGTTTCGTATTCAAGTATAAGGATTAAATTTGGGGAATTCAACTCCTTAAGCCTATTTTTAACCTTTCTTTTTGTATAACCAATCTTAACCTGATCTGAGTTATCTTTGATAAAGTAAACAAATCCCACTACTTTTTTATATTAAAATAGTGGGATTATATAAAAGGTAAATATTATGTTATTTATTTTCCAATATGGTGTCAGCGACAATTGAATAGTAGAAGTCAGACAATTCATCATCTTCCATTTCTTTTATATCATCAAACCCTAAAGCATGTAATAAATTTGATATATCGTAATAATAGTATGGGATATCAATTGAACTGGGAAGTCCTTGTAACCATTCAATTAATGCTTTCTTTTGCCCATATCTTTTGATTGCCCAACCATACTCATCCAAAAATACCTCAAAAAGTTGGGTGAATTTGTTATCAACTTTCCTTTTGAAGTCATATCCTTCAAAACTAATTCTATCTTTCAAGAATTTTTTTAATTGGTCGTAGGGGTCATCTTCTCTAATCTCATTGATTGTTCTTTTGATTAGTTTGGTTAAATCAGATTCGGTTAATCTTCTAATTCTTTTCATAATTGTTTTAATTATAAATATCACAAGTTTTGACTTATGTTTGAACCTTTCATATAAACAGCACCAGTATTTGATACCAATTGTTCAATCTTATTATTGAGTTCAGTTATTATCTTATCCTTATCACCCATTTCCCTTCTCAATTTCATCAAGGTTTCTTGTAACATAACCATCTTTTCATTTGGTTTTTCAACCTCCTTGATTACCTCAACCTGGACAATTTTTTCCACTATCTTCTCCACTTCCACCGGTACTTGGACAATTTTTTCTACTATAACCTCATTTGTGGAAAATATTTTCTGCTCAATTGGGACTTCTTTGATTATTTCAACAATCTTCTCAACCTCTTTAATGACCTCGATTGGGATCTCTTTAATCGTCTCTTTTTCCACATATTTAATAACCTCAATCGGAATTTCTTTCTCAACATATTCAATAATTTTTTCTGTGTTATTACCAATTAAACCATATCTCTCAATATCATATCCCTTCTTAAAACATTTCTGAAAGAACTTATCAACATCTTCAATGTTATTTAACTTACAATAATCAGTTAAATCCTTTTGGTTTTGTTTATTGAGGGTTAGTTTGTTCATTATAGTTATATATTATTATCTCCTGACTATTCTTGGAGTTCTTATTTCTTGCCACCTTCTCATAATCACCTTCCAATATCTTATGATTAAATCCATCATCCAATAACTTATAAATAATCTCAGACTTCTCGTTGTTCTTATGTTCCCCCAATACACCACTCAACATAAATGAATGACCCATATTGTTTAATTCAACAATATAATCATACAACTGACTTTCTTTTGTCTTTGACCAATAAGCATTATATCCCGCCTCAGTATTTGTATATGGGGGATCAATATAAATCATACTGGGATTTTTGGGTTTAATCTCACTAAAATCCTTGGATATAAAATAAATCTTATCTTTGTGGTTGGAGATATGTCCAACAAATTCATTCACCTTCTTCTCGGTTGAAGCATTCCAGGTTCTCTTTCCAAATGTCTGATTAAATTCAAAACTCTTATTGAACCTCATCATATTGTTTGTACAAGATAACATTAATGCCCATAACTTCTCTGGGGACTTATTGGTATTGAAACTTTTTCTCAATTCCATAAACCCCTCAGAGTCATCCTTATTGACCAATACGGACTTTGTTTTGGTTATGATAGATGTTGAATCATTAACCAAATCTTTGTGGATTCCAACCAATTCTTTTATAATGTCATTGACCAATATCTTTTCATATCGGTCAACAACATTGGTATAGACCGAACCTCCACCACAAAATAAATCAACGAAATATTTCTTGGTGTAATCGAAGTTTGGAATTAGTTGGTCTAATAACTTAAACTTTGAACCGGTGTAATTGAAGGGGGTATTAACCATTTGCGAGTGTTTCATTTTCGTTAAGAATGTCTTCATATGAATTAATAACAAATTTAAGGAAAGGTCTTGGATTATCCAAATCCACAAAGGAATATTTGTTATTTATTACATCATAAATTCCAAATCCGTGTTTCTTTATATTCTCCCCATAGTTTTGTTGTACAACTGAACCTATCATATATGCTTTCTTACCATTTGGAATATCAAAAATTTGACGTTTGTGTATGTCTCCACATAGAATTAGGTCACACCCATCAAACTTATCCACTTCATATCCTGTCTCAAACTTATATCCAATGTCGGTATATAAACCAACAATGGGTCCGTGAAATAATCCAATCTTTAATCTGTCTGACTTCTCTATAATTGGTGGGATGTTGTGTTCAAATAATGAATAAACAACCCAATCTATATTCTCGTCTTGATATACACCTCTATCCTTGTAATAAACAATATTGTCATTGTCCATTGATTGAATGATGGGGGTTAATGTGTCTAGTCTTGATAAGTTGTTTTCAAGCATGTCATGGTTGCCTACAATTATAATTGTTTTGGCTATCTTTGAACATTCATCCAATACCCACCTTACCATTTCAATAAGTTCAGGACTGACTTGGTTTTTACTATGGACTAAATCACCTGTGAATACCACTCTATCAGGTTTTATTTCCTTGAATTGATTGAACATATCCGTAAGGATTGTTTTATATAGGTCGTGGTCTTTAATTAATCTCAAATGTAAATCTGAGAAATGAACCAATTTTTTAATCATATTAATTACAATTTTATTTTTGAATCTTGAAGGTTGTGTTGTTTAATACCTTGATTTTGTTGGGGTTGGGGGGTACTGGATATATTTCTTAGTTATGTGTAAGTGTGGTTCTGTCCTCCGAATTAACTTCCGTGTTAGAAAATTTTAGAAAAAACCCACCGCACATTTTTAATAATTTTTTAAGAACACAAAGATAAGGAAATTTTTTATTTTAATTCAAAATCCAGGAAAGACATATTATATAAATTTAACTTATATTTTCCTGATGGATTAAACAATCTTTCAATTATCTCACAGGATTCCTTCTGTAATTCCACCATAAAGATTTGATTTTCAATTATATGTTTCCATCTTTTTCCTGGATTAGGTTCCCAGTCTTTAAGACCTTCCATTAATTTTTCAATTAGAATGATTGAATATTGTCCAAAACCCGCACAAGGATCAAGAAATGTAGATGTTGGATCCTTAAATAATTCAGGATCAATGTTAGATACATGTTCCTCAACTAAATAAAATTCAGTAAAAACTTCACCAAAAGTATCAGCATGTTCTTTCCTATACTTGGTCAGTTTATTAATTTCATCTTTTATTTTCTTAATACCTTTTATTGCCATTTTTATTTACATTCTTTTAAGTCTAAAAGATCATTCTCTTTTGATTGATCACCATCCGTTCTTAAATATTTATCTTTTACAATATGAACTTTTGTTCCCTCTGATGTTTTAATTTCTACTTCATTTTCATTCTTTTCTAAATCTCTAACTTCTTTGATGAAATCTTCTTTTTTCTTTCTACTATATTTAGTTTTGTCTGTATCACTTACAACACCAACTTTTTCAATAACACCATCTTTGTCTTTATTTACACAATAAATTTCTTTTACAATTTTCATAATTTTATTATTATTTTTTAATTAATTTTAATCTTTCACATCTTTCTTCAATAGTTTGTATGTCTTCCTCTGTTAGATTTAGATATTTGTAAATGTTTTCATCATCTACTTTCTCTAATTTTGAAAAATCAATATGTGGAACTAGAGATAGTGTAGATATTGTAATTGTCTGTTTATTTTTTATAAGAGAAACACAAAATCTGAAAACCTTTGTATTAATATAATTAAAGAAATTAATCATATCATTCTTATTATTGAAATTCCAATTAACTAAACTTTGATTACAAATTTCCCCAACATTTCCAATGAGAACTCTACCCATGGAATATGGATTGGCACCATATTTTGATGTTGTGAATATTTTATAAAGATTGAAATCATTCTTGATCCTATCAGTTAAATATTCATTTGGTAAATATTTAACAGAACCTTTTTGTTCAGAAACATGACATTTCACACAATGTCCATTATCAATATCAATAAGTCTATTATCATTTGATGATAAATTATAATATGATTGAGGTCTAAAATTCAACATATCTAATTTATCAAATTTTAAAAATTTATCCAAAACCTTTAATTCATTTGTATTTAATTCATATGGTAAAAAGTTCAAAGCAACTTTTCTATTATAAGCAACACCATTTAATTCAAATGTATCTTTTGTGTTTTCATTATCAATAACAAAATATGAAACACCTCCTGATATTTCAGTTCCCTTAAACGGATTTCTGGAATAATGAACAATTTTATCAACATTATAACCATTAATCATCTTTTCCCTGAATTTTTTATGTGATGGAAGGTTCATCCAATTAGATTTAGTAATCATAATTACATATCTATCCGCTAACTCAAAAGCCTTATCTACGAATTCTGGATATATACTAGAGGATCTGTTTCCACCTTCGCCACGAACTCCGTTATATGGTGGATTTGTTATAACACAAGTAAATTTCTTTTTCAATTCATCTAAATTATTTTTTTCATCAAGGATGTTATAATTATATCTATTAAAATCCAATAAGTTTTTAATTTTTAGTATCTTTTGAACCTTTATCATAGTTGATTTAGCAATATCTACCTGTGCTTTTGAAATATCATTTCCAGCAATTTTACTATGTATAAATTTATTTCTTTCTTCATTATCTGGAATTATATTTTCTAAAAAATTCCAAAATTCTAAATATAAACACAACAAAAATGTTCCTTTCCCACAACAAATATCTAAATATGAAAAATTAACATTAAATTTTTGAGAAATCAAATCTCTACAAACAGAAATAGGAGTCATCGTTGATGAATCCGAACTTTCTAATTTATCTATTTGCTTGAATAGGATATCTATTCGCAATTGTTGTTCTTTTGAAATCATTTTTAGAAATTTAGTATTTTACACACATACAACTTATCAATATACTTTTGATCTTTCATTATATTATAAACCATAATGTAATTAAAAGCACTCCACTCGATAGATTTACCGATCATTTTTGTATTAACTTCACCTGTGTTAATATCAATTGTTGTGTCAATTTGTATATTAGATGCTTTTGATGTTAGCAATCGTTTAGTATTATTAATAAAAGATGAAATTTCTTTTTTCTTAAAAATCAATTTAGAAGTATCAAATCTTTCCAGTTTAGCCAAAAATTCATCCAAATCAACTCTTTTAGTTTCCACAAAATCGGTAAATTCTTTTGAAATCTTAATATTTGTAAAATCTTCAATTTTTGTTTCAGTTCCATCATTAATTCTATTTTCAGATATTAATGGAAAAGATTTTAATATTCTATGAAATTCAACATTGCGATTGAAAAATAAATATCTAATACCAAAATATAATGATGGTATTCCAAAAAGTCCTAAAATTGTTAAAATTATCTCCATAATTAGTTATATAAATATTCGTTGTTAATATTGAATAAATCAATGCTATCATTAATCTTTTCTTCTAAAATAAATCCTTTATCTAAAAGAACTTTGAAAGTTTCAACGCCAATTCCTGTTTGTGTCTTAAATTCTTCTTTATAGTTGAATATATCATTTATGTTTGAAATTTTATCCACCACAAAAAGAAAGTTCTTAAATCTGTTTGTAATCAATCTTGCTTTGATTATATAATCTTCTATTTTTTCAACTTCACCACTTTTACCTTCACTAACTTTTGTTCTTTTAGAATTTTTGCCCCTACCTTTTGATGATTTATTTAATTCTGTTTGTTCTTCTTTTGTTAAATTACCATGAATATTTTCTAATATTTCCTTAATATCATCATCAAATTTTCCTATATTTAACATAGATAAAGAACCAAAATAATCAGTTAAAATTCTATTAAAATGTTCCAATAAATCATCACTTTTCATCTTAACAATAGAAGCACCATCAACACTAAATATCGGCATACATTTTAACATTTCAGAACTAAATTTAGATGGTTCATATCCAGTATATTTAGATATAATGGTTGAATATTCAATATAACATTTCAACATTCTATCTGAGTTAAAATCAACTATATGAACTTTCTCTTTCAAAAATTCACCATAATTGCTAATCCAAGGACTGCCGATTCTCATTCCTGTTTGAAACCAATTTTCAGCAGAATATCCATCATCTAACATCCAAACAGATTTCCATTGTTTTACGGTTGAACCAGTATTCCATCTACCACAAGATAATGTAATTGTCTTACCAACTTTATTGTAAATTCTATTTTTAGTATCTTCTAAATCCTTTACTTTATCACCAGAAGCATTAACTACTTTATAATCTTTCCAATAAGGATGTTCAGACAAAACTTTTTCAATAGTATCACAATTTATAATTTGTGGTAAATACCAAAACATATGATTAGTTATTAAACCATTCATACTTGGATCTAATTTAATCCATTCCAAAAAATCATATACTAATTTTTCATTAGAAAATAATTTGTAATTTGTAATTTTTTCTTCCTCTGAATAAAATTTCAAGAATTTATTTACTAAACTATTATTATACTTACACAAGAAAACTTCAAATTCAGGTAATGAACGATAAATGTCTGTTTCCCAACCACTTTCTTTCTCCAATCTTCTTTTTAATTGTTCTTGTAGATATGTCCAAGTAAAAACTTCTTCTTTATCATATTTTCCATCTAAAATAGCCTTAAATGGAGTTCCTGATAAGGCAAGTTCATAATCATAATTTAATTTTGATAAGAAGTTTTTAGATCTTTCAGTTTCATAACCATAGTGCATTTCATCCGAAATAACTAAATCAATTCTTTGTTCAAAAACTGGATTCCATTTGTCTTTATGTTGTTTTATAATATTTCCTTCATCATCTTTAACTTCTCCCAGAGCATCCTGAAATGAAGCAAATATAATTTGAACTTTATCAGTTTCTTCAAATTTAACTTCATCTAATCCAATTGATTTTTTGAAAACAAAATCTTTGAATTCAATATGATCTATATCATCTTGCCAACTTTCAGCAACACCATTTGGTTTATATGTTAAAACAAGAACTCTTTTGAATTCCATATTTTTAACAATTCTATAAGAAATATGACATTTACCAGAACGCATTTTAGCATTAACCAATGCTCTTACAATCTTTCTTTTTTCGGTTCTACTAATATTCAATTTGAATAATTTACAAACACCATCAACAATATCTTTTTGTTCTTCTCTTGGTGGATAAGTTTTCAATTTTTTTGTTCCATATAGAATATCATTAACTTCTCTTGTTGCTTGCTCTATTGTATCAAATTCAAAAAATTCTCTATCTCTATCCTCTCTATATTTAGGAAAACCTCTTTTTTCAAGTTCAGGATGGACTTCTTTATCTGATAAAGGTGAATTTTTCCAAACTTTTAGTATAGTTGGCTTTTCAAAAACAAAAGTCCCATCAAGTGTTTCAACTCGGACATCAGCATCAATTGCTTCTCCAACTTTAATAATACAACCTCTTCTTAATGGTTCTAATCCGTGTTCTGTTCTATCCAAATCAGCAGGATATTGTAAAGTTTTAGTTGATATAAGGTATAAATCTTTCATTCTTTATTTATAAAATAAGTTAATATCCAAAGTGTAAAAATACAAAAAATTCCTTAAAATAAAAAATTTAAGGACACAAAGATTAAAAATTATTAAAAATTTCCCTCCCTTCTTTTTTCTAAAATTTTCTTTCAGTTCTACGATTAAACATTCTGCCTCAATAATTCACACCTACACATAACAAGGTGTATATGTAATGTGAGGTTCAGTAGTTAATTTAACATTTGTTCTTCTAATTAGGTTCATCGGTTAAGTCAAGTTTAGTGTTTCAAATCTCACACTACATATACACCCAACCGTTATAAAACATTATAAACGACCACCCCATTCAAATTTTATATCATCAACATTATAGTGATAAGTTGAAAACTTCATTAAATAGTTTATTTAAATTCTCTACTTTCTCATTATCAACAACTCCATTATCAATATATAAGTTCCTATTTACTTCAATCATTATACTATAAACATTTTTATTGTTGTAATAGTTAATTGGGACAATTGTACCAAAATAAGGGGTATCTATTTCAATGGAATAACCTTTTTCTTTAATAAAAGAAAACAAAAAATTACTTAACCAATTAGGGGTATGGATTTTATCCGTACCTAAACAAAAATTAGGTCTTATTGATTCTTGTACTAAATCAGATTTGAATGGGGTATCAGAATATGAATGACAATCAATTATGATAGCTAAACCATTCTTTTCAATTTTTTCTTTAACCAATGAACTTAAAGAATTGTGATGTTTTTTATAATATTGTTCAAATATAATTTCTTTACTTGTCGTTTCTCTAAGTAGTTCTCCTGAATCAGTTTTGGTGTAATAAAACCCCCTTCCATACTGGAACATAATTTCATTTTCATCGTCAAGTCTTTCAACATCACAAAAAACTCGACTATATGGGAATATTATTTTACTTGTCCCTTCAATATTAAAAATTTCATCTGTCGCAAAATCCGTTAATAAATCAATCTCTTTATTAGTTAAATCGATATTAACATAGTCAGTTAAATATTCTTTTGGTATTTCAATTTTGGAATGTGGAATATGAAAAATAAATGAGTCTTTAATGACATCACTAAATAAATTTATACCCAATAGGGTATTACCCTTTATCATATTTTATTAAAATTTATATGGTTTTCAAATAAAATCTTATACTCTCTCTTATTTTTAAATCTTCATCAATACAATCTTTATGTTTTCTGAAAATTACATCAGATTTTCCATATTTTTTTTCAAATTTACCTCCTTCATCATATTGAGGATCAAATTCATATCTGTCATATTCAACAAACCCCAATTTCTCATACAGTTTACTAAGAAATCCATCAAAATGGTCTAAATAACAACCACCATTTTTTATCGACGATTTCATTAAATCGTCCCCAATCCCTTTAACATTCGGTTCATTATTGAAAACTGAAACAATCTCAGAAAATTCTCCATCTTTTTTCTTCAATGCGTAACCAATGTCGTAATTTTTAAGTTTGAACAATTTCATTTCTTCTAATTCTGGAATTGAGTACGAAGTAAGCATTTCCATATGTTTACTTTTGCCAATAGCATCATAAAAACTTTTGGCATCTTGTGGTTTCTCCCAATTATCTGATTCAATGGCTTTGATTACTTTATTTTTTTTACATCATCGTTCTCATTTATATTATAACTTTTAAATAAACTAGTAAAATTTAAATGTTGTTCGACTAATTTTAAATATTTTTTTCTTTTCAAGTACATAATTGTTTTTTATATAAATATAATCAGCCAAATTAATTTTATTAACTATCAAATAATTTGAAGACCTCATACCAAGTTGATTTTCTTATGTTGTCGGTTTTTCATCGATTAAATACTTGAATCGGCTATTCCCAAATTCATCTATAATCATTACCCTCCCATCAATGTCTGTTTCTTCAAATATTAATTCGTTTTTATAATAAGTTGAAGTATATACCTTAGTACCTTCATTATTTCCATGTCGACATTCAACTCTACTTGTACCATCATCCCATAATAATATTGTAATTGTGTATGAACAATTTGGAAATCGTTGTATAATATCATTTTTTACTAATTCTATTTGTCTTTCAATTTCAATCATATTCTTGATTAATTCGTTTTAATAAATGTTCATCAGATTGATAATCAACGGATCTGACATCATCACCAACAAAGGCATCAATTCTTCCCAACTTATATGCTCTCATTAACATTGATTCCTCAAATTCCCTTGTTTCACCTTCCAATTCATCGGAGAAACCCAACATATAAGTCTCCAATAATATCTTGTTATCTATCATTTGTCAAACAATTTGAAGTCCTCATTAACGTGTCCGCAATCATCACAACGATAAGTTGGAAATGGTACTAAGGTGTCTTCTAATGCTCCAGTGAAGAGTTTTGATACTCTCTTAATCATCACAACTTCTTTAAAATACATTGACCCACAACTTTCACATACAACGGTTGGTTGTTGTTTTAAATCAATCTTGGGTAGGTTTTGTTCGGTATTAATTAGATTTTCCATATTATTTTTTATATATTAATTCAAATGTTTTAGGGTTTACACCAATTATTTCTCTATTTGAGACAAATTTAACACCATTGTATTCAAACATAAACCTTTTCTTAAGTTTATTCGTTACAAATCTGAAATCATCAAAATAATCCTTTTCCGTCATTTGTTTTTCCATTATTTAAAATATTTTAAGTTTTGCTACTTGTGAAATAACATTCATCGGAATTCTAAATTCCTCAAATGTCCCATCGTCCTTCAATAATATTATAATCGCACCAAAAAGTCCAATTTTTTCATATTTACTTCCCTCCAACATTTTAAATAATAACCTTAAATATAATGGAAGTTGAACATAATAATGCCCCAACGCATTATTGGGTAAATTACCAAATGGATCTTTCATTGGTTTGGTAAAATGATTGGATTCGAAGTTCTTAGGTTTATTCGTTTTATAATCTGTACAGAATATTCCAATCGTATTTTTCTCCTTGTTCTCAATCAACCACATCTTATCTGGTTGTCCAACATATTTCAATTCATTATCCCCCAATACCATCTCCGTATCTAGTAATAGAGCGCCTCTTTTCTTCATTAATTCCAAGAAATCTATACCAGCATTAACCATCCTGTCACTCTTCAATATCTGTTCAAAATCACAATCAAAGATGGGTTGTCTGACTTCTTTATTAATACCAAACATTTCCAATGATTTTCGTTCTAGTAAGTAGTGAGTTCTACTACCCAAATTGGTGGAGTATGTACCAGCATCAGACCATTCTTTTAATAGTTTTTGTTGTTCATCAACATCCCCCTTTGCTTTCTTTAAAGCAATTTCCTCAGCAGGAAATTCATCATAATATTTTTTAATTACCTTGGAAACTGAAAGCCAATCATCCTTTAATATATTATCAACATCCAACATTGTATATTGGTGTTTTTCTTCCTCAAATGTCAATTGTAGTTCTTGTTGTCTTTTTCTAACAATCTCCAATATCTCGTCTCTAACCTTAAATAAATCTGTCATCGTATTGTTATATAATATTCATTAATGTTTCCCCTCAAATCGGCAATATCTTTATCAAGGGGTAATTTAACAACCCTTATTCTTCCATATAAGTTCCCACCATTTAATTCGTGGTATAATTTTATTGTATTTTCATAAGCATCACCATCCAACGCAATCGTTATTTCCCCTTTTGTTTTCTCATATAAGGTATCAAATAATAATGAACTCATATGTTTTCCTAACATTGGGATGCTATTCGGAATGAAAATGGAATCAAATGCCCCTTCAACCAAAGTTATATCTTTTTCCCAATCTATCAAACTTTCAAAGAAGATGATTTTATCTTTTTCAGCTTCAGGGTTCTTGTATTTGGCTCTACTATGTAAATCCCAACTTCTGGCAATATAATAATTTAATTCATCCTTTTTATCATAGGAGGGGATTATTATTCTTCCTAAATGACTTCCATTATCACAAAAACCAATTCCATATCTTTCAATCATTTCATCGGTTATCCCCCTATTTGTTAAATAATTATACGCTTGTCTTCTTACTGGGTAGATACTTGAAACTTCGTTAAACTTTTTGAAATGTTCAGGTAGTTTTAATTTGGGTATTTTTTTATTTATTGGTTTTATTTCATCTGGTGCTAATAAAGAATATGTTTTATAGTGGGACTTCTTACCATATTTTTTAATTAGATGGGGTAATGACCCGTGCATATTGTTTGTGTCACCACAAGACCAACAATGATAAACGTGTTGGAAGTAATTTATTTCTAGGTTTCCTTTGTGTTTTCCATCATCACAAATTGGGCAATTGACCGAAAGTTGTCCCTTGGATTCATAATGTCGTTTTTCTTTCCCAAAAATTTCTTTAAGGATATCAACGATTATTTCATTATCATCTAACATATTATTCACAAAGTTTTACTACCTAATATATTTATTAAAAACAATTTTGTCAAATGCCAACAACAATAACAATAAATGATGTAACTGGAGCAACACCTTTTGACATTTATTTATGTGATGATCCTTTAACCACTTGTGTTTATGTTGATACCTATAGTGGTGGAACATACTCATTTGATGTACCATTAATTATGGATGGTCAATTATCATATAATATTAAAGTTGTTGATGATAATAATTGTGAAATAATCTCCAATTTAGTAGTTTAACAAATGAGTTGTCCTTGTCCATCGGGTTATACCCCAACCATAGATTCAGATGCCTGTATGTATACCATAACCGCAGCAACAAGTGGTGGTTCATTTTTTTATACCGCAACAACTGGTAGTGTTAATACAGTGTATGATGCGTATGGTGTTATTTTTTATGAAGACATTACAAATCTTTCATTCCCAATAACAAATTCAGGTTCAACTACTTCAGCATATACTGAAAATGGGACATTACTTTTTAATACGCAATTTTTAGTTGATAATAGTGGAAGGATTTTAAATATTCAAGCTGGTGGTCAAGGTTTTACACCTTCACCGTATTTTGGACCACCTATTTTAACAAATTCACTTTGGGGTAGTGGAACTACAATAACCGGTAGATTAAATAATGCTGGAATATGGGTTTCAAGTGGTGCAACAGCACCTCCATATGATGAATATATTGGGTTTTCATATTGTTTAGATATACCAATTGGTGGTACATATTATATTGCGGTTTCAGGTGACGATTATTTTAGATTTAAAATTAATGGTAATCTGGTTTATCAATCAATTTCAACTTTTCCTGGTACATCTATTGCTCAAGGTTATGGCACTGTATTTTTGAGTGTTTTTCCATATACATTTACTTCAGGGTTGAATATAATCGAAATGGAGAATTTAAACCTTACATTATCTCCAGCAAGTTTTGTTGCTGAAATATATAGTGGTTCAGTCTCAACATTAAGTGGTTATACTAGTTATTCTCAATTAAGTGCTGATACTTTGTTTTCAACATTAAATTTTGTTGGTCAAGATATACTTTTATCCGAAAGTGGCGCAACATCCAACACTGGTTATACTTGTCCAAGTGGATATTCTTTATATACTTGTAGTGGTACACCATATTGTGTTCTAATTGATAAAACCGATATTGTTAATTATTGTGTTAATGACACAGGATTGGGTTATGATGATTATTTCAAGTATGGTGGAATTCATAACTCTGAACCTTATTGGAGTGGTGAAACAAATGGTTATGTTATCTATTATACAACTGGTGGAACTTGGTGTTTATCAACAATATTAGATGGAACTTGTTTATTGGAGGGACCTGATCCTTGTAACTCAGTTTGTCCTGATTTGTGTGACACTTATGTATTCAGTGGTGCTTGTCCCACTCCTACTCCAACCCCAACTGTTAATTGTTCCGTATT